CTGATTTGCGGGTGCTGAAAAAGCCGTCCAGCATCGGGTTGTTTTGCATGATCTCTCGGGCCAAATAGGCGCGGTAATTGTTGTTGAACTTGAATTCACTGTTGGGGTCATAAGTGGTTGAGTGCTGAAACCGTAGAACTTCTACGAGTGCGCCGATGCCGTAGTGGTTGTGGCCGTTGTTATAAAGCGCGTAACACATTTTGGTGAGTCGTTCAATGACCCACGGGTTTGCCTCTTTGAAGGCGTCGTACTTGAGTTTCTCGGCTGGGACATCGAGAACGTCAAAAAGGGATTGTTGCATTGCTTTCCTCCTGCGGTCGGGGTCCACCTATTGGGGGACGCACTTGGGTTGCAGTCATTTGACCGACTCCCAAACCGATTGTCAAGGCACTACGCAAAGATTTTGGCAAAAGCCTTATCCACTAGGGTCACACTGTCTGCATGAACTGGACTGATTTCAACATGAGTCCAATCTCCGCCGGGTGTGCCAGCGTTCTTTTGTGGCGTCCAAGCCTTCCATGCGTCACGGTCGCATCGGTAGCCACCGCCATATTTGGTAAGGTTTGGGATCGGGCAACCTACGCCGTCGTAACAGTGAATCTCTTCTATGCCCAAAATGTCGCGGTGAGTAAACAGGAAGTCGACCATGGCTTTGCGTGCGTCCGCGTTCTGTTTGGCGGTCCCTTTGCCTTTAAGGTCTACGGCGCGCCATGTTGCGTGAACGCTCAGGTTGGCTGATCCGCGCATAGGTCGGTTGGCGTAAATACCTATGGATTTCATGCCAAAAAGGTATTCCATGAATTCAACAAAGCGTTTCGTGCCGGGTCGTTCGGTCGGATGGTTGCCATCTTTGTTGCCTGTGTACGGTCTACTGGTCATCTTTTTGTTCCTTATCTTTGAGGCCGTTTGAGGCGAGGATACCTGATAGTGCGCCAGTGAGGAACAGCATCATGGGGCTAAGTAGCGACCATGCGCTTTCGTCATTGGGTGAAACGTCTAACGGTTGCACGACAAACAGCAAGCCGTATAAAAGTGCGGCGGTGGAACCTAGGAACGCGACCGCTAAAGCAATGCCGACGATGAGAATAAGTCGCGCTTTGATCTCGGAATTGCTCAATCGTTTCATGGGTTGCACCTTGAGGCTGTTGGTTGCTCGACGCAGGTTTCACGGGTTCTGTCGTTGCATGAGGTGATCACGAAAGTCATTGCAATAATGAGAGCTGCGGCGACAATCAGGCTTTTCATCAGGCTGGCCCAATATCTTCCACTAGAAGGAATCCGATGATCGTTCCCGACCTTTGAGCCTGACCTGTGCCTGAGTTGCAGGCAAGAGTGGCGACAAAGTTTTGCGTTCCAGCAGTCAAAGTAACTACCGCTTGACACATTCCGCTAGTCGGGATTGCGGTACTCGCAGACTGGTTTAATTCTCTAACCTCGTTTTGAATAGCACCTGCAAGGTTTGTGAGTCGAATCCTCAAGGTAAAAACTGCGTTTGCGCCTGCGCTTGCCAAACTAGGTTCTTGATATGTAATGCGATAGTAACGGTTTGCTACGGCGGTGAACGACGATCCCGTGATCATTACTTCTTCGGCAGTGACTGTTGCATCGGTGACAACGACACTGTTGTACGCCATCACGCCACGAGGGAAACGGTTTTGTTGTGCAGCCGTCAGAACGGCACCTGACGAAAAGTCTGTGTTTGGGTTGATAGCCATAATTCTCCTTTACCAACCTAAACGGCTGGTGTCCAAAATACCTAGGAAAGTTGAGTTAAGTGTAAAGAATTGGTAGTACTGAAGCGGACTCATATCAAAAGTGACTGTTGTTTGTTGCGGTGTCACGTTGAATGAGTAACCCTCGACAACCACATTGATTGCGGTGCTTACTCCGCCGGGGGGCGTGTAGTTCAAAGTCAAAGTCCTGCTAGCGGAAATTGACAAAAACATCGAAAACATTAACTGGTCTAAAGCGGTTTGATTTTGCGCTCTATCGGTAAACGAACAAGTAAACCTGAGAGACGCAGGGTCACTAAAAGTATTGGCAATCCAACTGGCGTTCCCGTTTGCTTGAGTGGCGTTATAGTCAACGGTTTGGCTGGAATAAAAAGAGTTGCCATAAGTGGAAACAGAACTGGCGTTTGACACTGTTTGATCTGCGACACCAGTGCTGGTGATGGTCGCATTGTTGATGAACTGCAGGCCGTTCTGGATTCGGTCAAAAGACTGGTAACCGATTTGTGTGGCGGTAGCAGTCCGACCTAATTGAATTGTAATTGGCGAACTTGAACTAATTCTATTTCTGGCTCTAATAGTAAGAAATTGATTATTAGTAACTAAAAAACCGCGTTCAGTAACGACAGACAAATTGACATAATTAGAAACTGTGCCTGTATAAGTAATCGCTGAACCAATTGAAGTGCTATCACCAGAACCACCACCAAATGACATGTCGGCAGGAAGTGGACCACCAGCGCCAGAGTTAAAATCTAGGCATTGTTCAAAAACCGTGTCTTGCGGTATGACATACGAAGTCGCTTGGACACGTCCTGCTCGACTCAACCAGTCCGCACAAATAAGGGTTGCCGTGTTTAATCCAACACCGCCCGGTGCATCGTTGTAGTTGACTTCTTGAACCCAAAAATAAAATCCACCTATTTGTGATCCGCCGCTATCCAAAATTTCAACGTCAATAATTGTTCCATAAGCGATCGTTGACGCATAATCGGCGGCGTTGTTAATCGTCAGATTAAGAAATTTGCCTGAGTAAGTGTCAAGATATTTCTCTCGCCCAAAACTAAAGTTGATAGACAAAACTTTGTCGGTGATATCAACGGCACCTCCACCTGTGCCTGTTTTGATACGCCAAGTGAGTTTGGTCATTACATTGTCCGAGTGTTAACAGGTACAGGGCCTGACTGGCGGACATAAGTTTGCAACGCTCGAACAACCTCATTCGGGTCCGCTGATGTGACCGTAATGTTGATGGTGCCACCGCCACCCAAAGCGTGGTTCGGTGTGATGTTGCCCGATGTTGACGGCGTAAACAGTTCAGGGCCCCGCTCACCTACAAGGTAGGTAGTTCCCGACATGACTGGACCACCGTTTGCCATTTGGGGCAAGGTAGAGATACCGGCAAGGTTAAGAGCGTCCACTGGGCTGAGACCGCCATATTCGGCACCGTTAGCGATCCATTGAGCCAACTCGATTGCAGCTGCTGGACCCTGAGTTTTGAAACGGATCAAAATTTCTTTTGACGAAATCGTGTCCATACCACCAGCGATCGCCGACAACGACGTGACAAAGTTAAGGGCCGCTTGTTCGTAGGCGTCAATGTCGGCTTGCCTACCTGAACCAAACGCAAGTTTGGCGGCGGCTTCAAGTTCTTTCAATTTGACTTTGGCGTTGTCTAAAGCGACTTCCTCCTCTAGTGAGTCCGTCAAAACTTTCCAAGCGTTGTCGGCATTCATTAAGGCAGTACTCATACCGTCCACCGCAGTGGTAAACGGCAAAATGGCATCTAGCCGGGCTTGCTTTATGGCTGCTTTGAAATCGTCTGTGTCCTCTCGAGCCAACACCATGTCGTCAGCAAACACTGGAATCACTTCTTTTTCGTCTGAGAACAAATCAAACACAAAACCAGCAGCACTGCCTAATCCGTCTAGTGCAGTACTAACAAGCGCAATAGGACTGCTGATTTTGCTTATGGCAGTTGTAAAAATTGAAACACCGGGCAAATCAGATATCCAACCGCGAACATCGTTAATTGACCCAAAGATTTTAGCAATATCGGTTAACATTGGAACTAAGGATTGGCCAAGGGATAGTTTGAGGTCCTCCATAGCATCATTTAAATCATCCATTGTGTCGCGGAACTCTTTGGCTTTTTTAAGTTCGTCTGGATCAATGACCTTTGAATCCGAAACTTTGCCTAACGCAGTTGATAGATCATTAGCACCCATTTCAATAAGAGTTGACATTGACTGCCAGCCCTTGCCGAGCAGTTGGGCCGCAACCTTGGCTTTTTCGGCTGGGTCTTTAATGCCTTTGATTCGTTCAATGGTGTTTAGGAATGTTGCGTTGACGTCTAAAGAACCATCAGCCAAATAGACGAGGTCTACGCCAAGATCACGAACTTTGTCAGGGTCTGCACCAATGGTTTTATTGAGGCGACCGATAGCACCTTCAACGGCGTCAATCGGTATTCCGATGTCGCCTGCAACTTCCATATATCGGGAAGCATCCTCAATGGCTAAACCCGTTGAGGTCGCAAACTTTTCGGCACCTAACGCCAACTTTTGGAAAGCCTCAACACCTTCCATAGCAAATTTGGCTAGAGCAATACCGCCAGCAACCGCGAAAGATGCGGCGTTAGCGGCTACAGCATCTAAAGCAACTTTGGAACCAGCCTTAAATTTGTTCATCCCACCTTCAGCGCCAGCAACTGAGGTTTTGAAATTGCTGAAAGCGGCTTGAGCGGCTTTGATGCCTTTGTCTTCAAGGCTTGTGATAATGGGAATGTTGATTGCCATTAGATTTTCACCTTCATCAATTCTTGATTTGCTCGAAACACGACCGCTTTAATTGTGTCATTCATTTCACGCTCAACACTACCAATAGTCTTTTCGGCGTTCTTCCACATAAACCGTGACGGGTCACCCGGTAGCGAACGGGCAAAAGTTGGGCGCTGATATTTTGGTTCACGCCTAGAAGTAGTGCCGCCAGCCTTGCCAGCCATGTCTACAATCGCCACGGGCGCGCCCTTGGTCGTAATTCGGACAATGTTGACAGGGACACTCATACGGGGTTCGTTGAGGTTTCTACGGGGCTTACGCGTGTCAATCTTAATAAGTGAGTTCTTGCGATTGGGCCAGCCGGTGCGCCCGTTGTGAGCCATTCCAGATAGCGGAGGCGACGAAGGAATTGACTGGTTGATCTCAGACAACATCGGCTTCAAAATGTTGCGGATGTCTTTGTTCAATTCCTTTTTTAGTGAAGGGTTGATTTTGCCAAGATCACGCAAAGTCGAGGCCACACCTTTCACCTGAATTGTCATCGTTTGTGTTTCGCTTTCTCGTTTTCCTCAACCAGTAAGCGAACCATCTCATCCACAACCGACGCTGGACACTCCATCAGATCCAACGGACTGATGCCTGTCCTTAACGCCAGTTGCGCTATCAGGTTGACTGCGCGTCCTGCTTGGGTTTCTCTTTTGGGACGAAAGTGATGTCCCCTACCAAATTGAGCCACTTGGGGAACACTTCGACAACAGTCCCGTTACTGCGGACCGCGTCCCATGCCAACCAAGCCAAAGCCTTGAATTTCATGTTTTCTAAAAACTGCCCGACGGAGAGTTGAGGATGGTGGTCCTCCCAGCGACACGCCACACCGTAAGTGATCGGTGCCTCGTGTGTTTCTCCGTCGAGCATTTCCACTCGTAACGTCATGCCAATCATGTCGGGGTCCTTTGTTTGTGTTGGTTAGATCAGGCAGTTGCGCGGACCCAAGTGCCACCAGTGCCCGTGAGGGTCATGGTGTCAAGGGAGCCGACAGTGCTTGAGACTGGCATATACGATGAGATCATCATGTTGGTGATCGTGAAGGTCGGGTTTCCGGGTGCGGCCGCACCTGTGTCTGGTGAAACGATCACAGTCGTGTCGCCGTCGCCAATGATGTCGTGCAGTTCAAGTTCAACACTGCCCGAGCCGTACTCAAGCAGCACAGTGGCTGAGAGGCTCACGGATTGGAGGCCCGCCACGAACTTGTGTCCTGTGGCTCCCATGGTGGTGGATTCCAAACTGTCGTAACCGACCTCAAGGGTGATTGACGAACAGTTTAAACTGATGTTGTGAGTGGCCACAGTGAGTTGTCCTGCGCCTTGATAAACGATTGCCATGATGTTTTTCCTTTTCTAGTTAGCGTGTCGCTGTGAGTTTGATGGTGAGGTCGTAACAGGGGAGGTCTTGCGACCCGATCGTTGCGATGGATGGTTGTCCATTGATGACTGCAATGTCTGATCCAAGAATTGTGTCGCAAACATTGAGTATGTAGTCGCTGGAGTCTTGGTTGCCGGGTGGCGCACCAAGGATTCGAATAGTGATTGTGACATCACTGACTTTGGATGTTGGGTTTGCACCGAACGATTCAAACGACGGCAGTTCAATAAAGACTGTGAGCGGTCGTGCGTTGCGTGGATCGGTGACAGGTTTGAGTCCGAGCGCGGTGAGTGATGCGGCGACATGGTTAATCGCGTCTGTAAAAATGCCAGCCATGTTAAGCGCACTGCGATCTCTTAACGCCAAGCAACTGGTTGACTCGTCCAAGTGTCATCAACGGTGGTCCGCTCATGTCACCAAAAGACGCGTAACTGTCTCCAGTGGTCCCGCGTTCACGGTAAAGCCCTGCGGCGTAAAGCGTGGTTCCCAATAGCACAGAGCCATCAGGGACAGTGGTGAGACTGTCGTGGTAACCAGCCTGAACGCGACGCCTGAAACACCAAGCGTTAGCAGCTGCGACACAAGTAGTTATGAACGCAGTGTCGTTAGCAGTTGCGGACGCGATACCAAGAAACTCTTGCACAGCTGCGACCGTGGTCCAAGTGCAGGACTGGGTCCAAGTTACGGTTCCAGTCGCTGAAGCGCGCGGATAGTTGTCGAAGTTTGATTTGACAAGTAGTTGATTCGTGATGGTGACTTCGTAATCAAATAAGAAATCGCCTTCGTAACTGACACCAGTGAACAGAAAAGTAGGAACCGCTTGAACGATATATGTCGCATTAAAATCGCTCCCTACTCCTGCAACTACAATCGTTTGACCGATCGTGATGTCAGTTGCCTCAAGGGTCTGAATCACGGCGTAGTCGTCTACACGCTGAGCGTGAGTGACGGTGAATACGGCCATGATTCAGATCCCTTCGAGTCGTTTACTTAATCAGGCTGCGTCAACCATTTGGACGAACATGTCGGCGTTCGCCATGAAGGTTGCGGCGTAGCCACGGTATGCAACGGTGCGTCCGAGTTGCGACGGAACTTCAACGCTGACAGCGCCCTTGTTCTGTTCGTAGAACTCGAATCCAGCGGCTGCGCCTGCGGCGTGACCGATGATGAACGTACCGGCAGTGGTGAAGTTCTTGTCAACGACCAACGACAAGCCGAGTGGGTTGCCGTTCCATGTGGTGGCATTTGAAACGCCTGCAGCGTTCATTGGTGCCAAGGTCGGGAACAACGGACGACCCTGAAGGTCGCACAGTGAACCAAGTTTTGCCCACACGTCAGGGCTAACGAAAGCGTGTGTTGGCAAGTAGTTGCCAGCGGCGCTGATCGTTGCGGCGGCGTTGTAGATGCCAGTGATCGTTGCCTGTGAATCGGTTGAATCCCAAGCTTCGGTCTGGGCGGTGCCAGTGGTGATTGCGGTGCAAGCGAGAAGGTCGGTTGCTTGACCGTATGCGATTGCCAACTGGCGAAGCACGATGTCAACGCTGGAAGGATCGGCCCAATCGATTGATTGTTCGGAGAGCAACACGTACGTTCCGACGGTCTGCTTGTTGACGTTGTTGTTGGTCACTGTGACAGTCGAAGGGTCAAGCGTGTCAAGTTCTGCACCCTGCACCGTGGCTGTCGGCCTGACCGTCAAAATTGGTCGACGGAAAGTGGCTCCAGTGCTGGGCATGGAACGAGCGCCAATCGCTGAAACGACTGGACGGATCGGATCAAGCGAATCGTACAGGGGCTGAACGATCGGGGTCGGAAGGACACCCAAAAGGCTTGGATCGGCAGTCACATCGGGCGCAGCTGCTTGGATGCGTGCGCTGAACTCTGCGAACTCGGCTCCGCCCTGAACAAACTTGCTGATGTATTCAGCAGCCGTGGGCATTTTGAATTCGCGCTTGGCGGTTGCATAGATGGGTTGAGTCGCAACAGCGGCTTCAACACTTGTGGGTTCTGACATTTCATCCTCCTCGGATGGTGTTGGTGGGTTTGTTTCTGTTGGGATTTCTTCGGTTTCGTCGGGTTCGTTTTCATCGTCTGCTTGCGCGGCGATGTCACGAATTTCGGCACCCGAGAATGCCGGGACTGCGACCAAACTAAGTTCAATTAGATTGGCTTTTGTTACGACGGTCGCTTTGAGTTCTTTGTCGTAATACGATTCAATGACATCGGCTCCAACGCTTACTGCGTCGTATGCTCCAGCCTTGACAAGTTCCACGGCATCGGCTGATGCACGAGTGCGAGCAAACGTGGCGGTAAATCCGAGGCCCTCTTCAAAATCTGCCAAAGCGTTAACGGTGCCACGTAACTGCGTGAGGTCATGTCCTTCAATAAGTTTGGCGGCTTTCTGATTGACATCAAAAGCACCTCGCTGGAATGCCACACGCTGACCGCCTAAAACGGTCGCAGTGACTGGAGCCCACGGAACTGCAATACCAGATATTGACGCAGGCGCGTCCGTTTCTGATTTAGCGAAATCCAATGTTGGGAGATCGGCGGTAAGTCGAATCATGAGTATTCTTCCTCGCGGTTTTGTGCTTCGTAAGCGGGTTCGCGCTCAATATTTGCTAAATCGTTTTCGTACAAATAATCTGAAACATCAAATTTGACGTGGCGTCCACGAGGCAAAATTTGGGCCATGCTCAAAGTTTGCTCAATGCAATCGAGGTAAGGCTTGCTGCCAAATAAGTAAAGATCCTGTCGTGCGGACTGTGCGTTTTGGTATGTGTAGCCTTGTACGGAAATTCCCAAAAGGTATGCGGGGGTCCCAGTGGCCCGAGAAAGTTCAAGTGCTTGGAATTGACGCGACTCAATTAGTTGCAGTTTGTTCGGGTCACTGGAGAACTCTTTGAAAGTTACGACGCTGTTGAGTGCGCCAATGGCACCAACTTGTCGAGCGTTGCGCCATGCAGCTGCAAGTTCGGAAAGGTCCTCGGCTGACATCGGTTCGGAGGCGTCGGTTTGCTGAAGCCACCCGGCGGCAATCTCGTTTACTGCAAAACGATCTGATGCTTGCTGTAATTTTAACGCCGTATTTATTGCGCGGTTGCCCGTATAGAGCAAACCTTGCGACGGTGCCAAGAACTGAACGACATCGTCAGTGTTTAGTTGAATGCCGTTAAACAAGATGTCGTTAGAAGGCCCGAAACGTTGTGCGGTCTGCTGATCGCCCAAAGTAACCATTGCGGCAGGTAACCATTGAAACGAAAGCGGACGGCCTGTTGCAGCAGATCGGGAAGTGATGTACCAAAAGCCTTGACCCCAAAGAATTAGATCAGTTGTCAACTGTGAAAACAAGAAGTTTCGAGTTACGCGAGGATCGGGCTGATCCATCCACGATTCGTTTTCCAAGTAAATCTCTTCGTACTCTTCACCAGTCCATTGCGTGGTGTAGTGCTTGAGTTCTAAGCAGCCGACCATCGACGCGATCATCTGAATGGATCGCGCGACAGTCGGGACTGACAACGCTAATTCTTGTGACGCCCCGACGGAGTACGAGTAAAAAGCGTTGACAGTTTGGGCGGCTGAACCAGCCGCGGCTTGTACGGGAGCAGACGCAAACGCGGGGGTCGCATTCACTTTTTTACTACCGAAAAGAGTCATCACTTGCGAGTCTCTCACACTTTTTGGTCTGTGTTAAGTACCCTCAGCCAAAAGCAAAAGCGGCTTTATTTGACCGCACTGGTTTGGACGCAAGCATGATTCCCCACACTGCACAACGCGCCAACTCAATCGGACCGGGTGACTTTTGTGAACTGAGAACTATGGACCCGCCCGTTTTGACGGCGACCGATCGGGCGAAATGTTCGGCCAGTGCAATGTCGCCAGTGTGGTTGACGCGATCTTCAATAATCATTGAGCGACAGGCCGCAGTCCATTTGAGCAGTTCGGCATATCCGACGATTTGCATTCGACGTCTTAAGTCTGGGGGACAGTGAATTTCTAGCGATGGGGTCACCGCAAGTTTGACCGTTTGGTCGTGCATGATCCGCACAACTTCTTCCCACATTTGCGCGGCTGATTCCACAACGAACGCGACCGACACGACAACGCGCCCGTCATCAAAAGCCGTTGACACTCCGACATAGCGCGAGTCATCAACCGATGAGTCAATGGTGAGCCATTGGGTTGGTGGTGCTGGTTTGTCGGATTTGCGGTCATTCCATAGGTTGATCGGCAAATACGAATTGGTGGAATCTACCCACAGGTTCAGGTGGCCTCGAATGAACGCTTGACGGTTCGGCGAATCAAAAGCCAACTCCAACGCTTTCGCCGTGATCGTCGTTCCGAGCGCGGGATTACTCCAGCCCCAATATGACCGATCTTCTAAACTGATGCCGGGTGGCAATGACCACTCAGCGAAATACAGCGCAGTCGGCTGGCCCGAATCAATGGCCGCAATCCCCTGTTCGCGTAGTTGCAGGAGGACTGTGGAACCTTGATCGCCAGCGGTGGAGAACATCATCATCATCGGATTCTTGACCGCAATCTGTGACGGCCTCAAAGCCGTAAACACAACATCGGGACCGATGTCCCAAACTTCATCCACTAACAGAACTGATGCAGTCAACCCGTGTGCGTGAGCGGACGCCGCGACCACTGAAATGGATGAGCCGTCTGGAAAGTTGATCCGTTCGTCGCCGTTCTGCCAACGGACCTTCATCTCAAACTTGTCTTCAAGGTCGCGAACAACGTCACGGAATAAGGCCATGCTTCGACGCTTTTGGTTAGCGACAATGACGATTGTCTGAGGCTCACGCCGAGCAGCTGCATATTCAGTCGCCATAAACCCAGCGACCGCTCGCATGACCAGACTCTTGCCGTTCTGACGTGCCGTTGAGATACACGCCTCACGAAACACAAAGTCGCCGTCAGCATCCACAGTCAACGCGTCGTTCACAATTCGCTGTTGCCATTCCATGAGATCAATCCCAAGGACGCGCTTAGCCCACAAGGTCAGGGCAGGACCAAATGAATCACCCGGTGGAACAGGCGTCACCAACCGTGGCTCGATCCGACCAGATATCGCTGAACCACCGCTGGTTCGGGCTGGTTTCGGCTGGTTCGGGCCAGTTGAGGGTATTTTAAGGT